CGCACACAGGTGCTGTAACAGGTAATGTCACAGGTAACCTGACAGGCAATGTCTCTGGTAACGTAACTACGGCTACAGGAACTTCTACATTCAATAATGTCACGATTGATGGCACATTGGATATGTCCTCTGGCACAGTAGGAACGATTACTGGTCTTGCTACACCTACCAATGCTTCAGACGCTGCTACCAAAGGTTATGTAGATACTGCTGACGCTTTGAAGTTGAATCTTGCTGGTGGCACTATGTCTGGTGCTATCGCTATGGGTACAAACAAGATTACAGGTCTTGGTACACCAACGGCTGATGCTGATGCGGTAACAAAGTCTTATGTAGATGCTATTGCCCAAGGTATTGATGCTAAAGCGTCTGTGGTTGCTGCTACAACAGCTAACATTACGTTATCTGGCGCACAGACCATAGATGGAATATCTGTTATTGCAGGTGACCGAGTATTGGTTAAAGACCAGACTACTGCTTCTGCAAATGGTATCTACTTGTGTGCATCTGGTTCATGGACTAGAACAACAGACGCTGACACTTATGCTGAATTGGTAGCTGCTTACACCTTTGTTGAAGGCGGTACAGTAAACGCTAATAACGGCTTTATCTGTACTATTCCAACAAGTGGTACTTTGGGTAGTACATCAATTACCTTTGCTCAATTCTCAGGTGCAGGTCAGGTTATCGCTGGCGCAGGTCTTACAAAGACAGGTAACACACTAGATGTAGGAACTGCGTCTTCTAGTCGTATTGTTGTCAATTCGGACAACATTGATTTAGCTACAACTGCTGTTACTGCTGGCACATACAAGTCCGTTACGGCTGATGCTTATGGACGTATCACAGCAGGTACGAATCCTACGACTATTTCTGGTTTCGGTATTACAGATGCTTACACAAAGACTGAAGTTGATACTTCTTTAAGTGGTAAGTTATCTACTACTGGTGGCACGATGAGTGGTGCTATTGCGATGGGTACGTCTAAGATTACTGGATTGGGTGACCCTACCAATAACCAAGACGCTACTACTAAGACTTATGTTGATGGCATCTTAGGTAGTGCAACATCTGCTGCGACAAGTGCTGCTGCTGCTGCGACTTCTGCATCCAACGCTTCTACTAGCGCATCAAATGCTTCTACAAGCGCAGGAAATGCCTCTACAAGCGCAACAAATGCTGCTGCTAGTGCTACTGATGCTGCTAACACTTACGATGCCTTTGATGACAGATATTTAGGTTCTAAATCCTCTGCACCATCTGTAGACAATGATGGTAACGCTTTGCTTACAGGTGCTTTGTACTGGAACACATCGACTAATAACTTGTTCGTGTGGACAGGCTCAACATGGACTAGCGCAGCGTTTACTGCTAGTGGATTTGCTACATTGACAGGCACAGAGACTCTTACAAATAAGACTCTGACTGCACCAGTATTGACTACACCAGTTTTAGGCACACCTACAAGTGGTACTTTAACTAATGCAACTGGTTTGCCTTTGACAACTGGAGTGACAGGAACTTTACCTGTAGCCAATGGCGGTACAAACCTAACATCATTCACATCAGGCGGTGTGGTTTACGCATCTAGTTCTAGTGCATTGGCTACTGGCTCTGCGCTTACTTTTGATGGTGCGACTACAAGATTGATGGTTAATGCCTCAACAAATGGTGGCATTGGTTCTTTTTATGTTGGCAACCCAAGCGCATCAAGCGAGTACATGAACATTGTCACAAGCACATCAGGAACTGGTGCTTTGTTGTTTGGCAATACAACTTCGGCTACTGCGGGTAGATATGCGGGTGCGATTACATATAGCCATACTGCCAATAGTTTAACTTTTGACACAGACTCTACCAATAGAATGGTTATTAACTCAACAGGGTTGGGTATTGGTACAAGTTCACCTGCTACAAAACTTGCCGTTGCTGGTGGCATATCAGGAACTGCTGGTTTAAACATTAGCGGTGGTGGATGGGGTGTTTTGCCTTATGTAGCCAACTCGCTTGTCATTGACAACAACGCAGGTGAATCTCGTTTATTTGCTACAGGCGCAAACGCAACAACTGATGGTTCGTTTTTGTTTTTTACAAGCCAAACAGATGGCGGTGCTAATGAGCGATTTCGTATTGGTACAGCAGGTCAATTAGGTATTGGCGGTGCAACATACGGCACATCTGGTCAAGTCTTAACATCTGGTGGCTCTAGTGCTGCACCTACTTGGGCTACTCCTGCTGCACCTGTAGCTGGAAAATTGTTAGCTTCTGGTGATGCGTCTTCTAGTTCTGGAGTAACTTTAAGTTGGGCATCAACCAATATTAAAAGAATTCAAGTGTTTGTGGCAAATGCAACCATGTCTGGCGGTGGAGAAGTGTATGTGCAAGTTGGATTTACATCCTCTGTTAGTTCTTCAACATCGTATGAACTCAGGTATATGAGATTTACTCCAACAGGTGGGGCAGGCACTCAGTCGGCAGCAAGTCAATGGAATATTACAAGAGGAGGTTCTATAGGTTCTCCTTGGAACGCACAAATTGAAATTCAAATTGGGGCTGATAGTAAACCATATATGCTTTCAAAAATTCAACAAATGGCAAATGGAAGTGACATGACGTTTTCTTCCGCAAATTTTACTGGTACTTGGTCAACCGCACAGATTCAATCTGTTCGTGTGTGGTGGGATAGCGGAACTAGTGGTCGTGTGACAGCTATTGGATTTGAGGAGTAAAAAATGATTACATGGTTTATTAAAGAAATTGAATCAGATAAAAACACTGGTGGTGTTATTACTGTTTGCATTGCGTATAAGGGGCAAAATGGTGACAAAAAAGATTGTCGTTGGGAACGCATTAGTTTTTTTCCTGACTCGACATCCGAGGATTTCATTGCGTTTAGTAGCTTGACTGAGCAGGTAGTACTTGATTGGGTATTTGCTAAATACGGAAATGAATGGAAAGCGCAAAGAGAACACGAACTTAACAAGTTTTTAGGACTAGTTTCAGACCCAATTATTTCTGTTGAAGTGCCGTGGCTATAAAAGCTAAGTGTCCTAAACCTACGGAGTAACCTATGACTATTACTTGGAACATTTCACAACTAGACCGCAAAACAGTAGATGGTTTTGTAACAACCGCCCATTGGCAAGCCACAGCAGTAGATGGCAGTGGTAGCGACGAACACACAGCCTCTATCTATTCAACTTGCTCATGGTCTGATGGAACACTAACGATTCCTTATTCAGACCTGACACAAGAAACAGTCCTTGGTTGGGTCTGGGCTAATGGCGTTGATAAACAAGCTACAGAAGATGCTCTTGCTGCTCAAATTGCTTTGCAGAAAGCACCAGTAACGGCTTCTGGCACACCTTGGTCTGCCTAATCATGGAAAACGAAGTCACCCATAAGCAAATCTACGACAGACTCGTTGAAGTCGAATCTAAGGTAGATAGCATAGACCAGAACACTAAAGGTCTTGTAGAGGCTATGAAGGCTCTTGATGGGGCTTTTAAAGTCTTGGGATGGATTGCTTCTGCTGCCAAACCTATTCTGTGGGTAGGTGGTCTAATCATGGCTGCTGGTGCTATCTGGCAAACATGGATTAAAAAATGAACGATTGGGCTGTGGCTTTTACTACCGCAGTCCTTTTTTGCATTACTGTTATCTGGTGTGCCTACATTATTGTGTGGGCATGGTATTAGCGTTTTTGTTGGCTGTAACCATAGAGTACAGATGTGTTAAGTGGGTTTGGGTTGGCGATGTGTACAACCGAAAAGTCTACTGTATTGAATGGAAAAAGGTAGATAAGAAATGATAGACCCAATCACGGCACTAGCTGGCATACAGTCAGCAATCAGCATGGTCAAGAAGGCAGCTAATGTTGCCAATGACTTAGGCTCACTTGCGCCCATGATTGGTAAGCTATTTGACGCTAAGTCTGTAGCTACAAAAGCCATGCTTCAAGCCAAGCAGTCTGGCAAAGGCTCAAACATGGGGACTGCCCTCCAGATTGAAATGGCTTTAGAGCAAGCTAGAGCGTTTGAGGAGGAGTTAAAACTGCTCTTTATGCAAACTGGAAAAATTGACATATGGCAGAAGATTAAGGCTCGTCAAGCAGAGATGGACTTGGCTGATGCTAAAGAGATAAGTGCTTTAAAGAAAGCAGAGAAAGCAGCCAAAGAGAAAGAGCAAGAACAACTAGAGATTGGTTTGGCAATAGGTGGAATCTGCTTTGTTTTGTTTCTAGTCTTTGTTGGCGTGAATGAATTGATGCAATTCTGTGAAACTACTCGTAGATGTGGCAGATGAATGAGTACCAGAAGACCTTTGACTTATGCTTGAAAATATTTGTCTATGGACTTGTGGCTTTGTATTTTTTAGGCTTTTTAAAGTTTCTTCCTGACGATTTGTCGGACAAAATTGTTAATCTCCTACTTAATCGTATTGGACTTGGTAAATGAGATATTTATTGTTTCTGTTACTGCTAACTGGTTGCGATGAGAAATATCGGTATTTCTGCCAAAACCCAGACAATTTCCATGCTGAACAATGTCAGAAACCTAGATGCCAATTCACTCAGACTTGCCCTGAGTACTTGGTTGCCCCAATCTTGGAGAAAAAAATCAATGATGTACAACCAGAAACAAAAGCTAACAACTGAAGAAATTGAGGTTAGGGTCTGGAGTATTGTGGTGCTTGCTGTCACCCTGATTCTTTTCTTTATCGTAATTTCTTTGCTCTATTCTGTGACGTTTGTGACTCAGCCAATCAAGAGTATGGCCCCGATTGACCAAGCCTACACCAAGATGCTGAACGACATTGTTCTGCTAATCGTAGGCGGTATCGGTGGTGTTATTGGTAAACGAGCAATGACTTCTAGGCAGCAACCGCAACAGCCAATGTGTCAGCCAATGGGTTATGGTCAACAATATGGCTCATCTTATGCGCCTCCGCAATCTGCGTATGGTTTGCCAAGTCAACCATTCGGTGCTATGCCTGTTTGGAAGAATCCAGAACTAGATGAGAACTGGACTCCTCCTCCTCCTCCTGATACGCCTCCAGACCACTTGGAAGACGATTATGTTAGAGAAGAAATAGCTAACGCAAGAAAAGAGGCTGAATAATGTTACCTATTCCTTGGCTAATAGTGGGTGCTTTGGTATCTCTCTTTGGTACATACCAAGTTGGACACCACTACGGATGGCTAGAGCGTGATGAAGACATGAAGATAGCCATTGCCCAAAAGAATGATGAGGCTCGTTTAATTGAGCAAAACATGAGTGAAAAACTTAACAAACAATCTGCCAAACTACAGGAAGCCAATGATGCTATCAACAAAAAAACTACTGCTCTTGCTGTTGCCAATCGTGCTGGCAAGTTGCGCCTCTGCCCCTCCAGTAACTTACAAGCCTCCACAAGTTCCTCCATTGCCTCCTCAGATTCAAAAGCAACCAGTCAACCTGACAGACAGGCTGACACAGCTTCTGATGCCGAAAGAGCAACCATCGATGCCATTGCAGAAATAGTTGCACAGGGCGATAGAAATACTATTGCACTCAATGCGTGTGTGGACTCATATAACGAAGTAAGGAATCTCTTAAATGGTAAGCCCTGACCAACTTAAAAAGATGCACATTGACCCTGTGTGGGCTGACGCACTTAACGAGACTTTTGAGCGTTTCGATATATCTACACCTGCTAGACAAGCTGCTTTCATTGGGCAATGTGGGCATGAGTGCGCTAACTTTAGAATCCTTGAAGAAAACCTAAACTATCGTGCTGAAACCCTAATGAAGCTGTGGAAGTCTAGGTTTCCAACAATTGAGATAGCTAACGAGTACGCTAGGAATCCTAAGAAGATTGCTAACAAAGTCTATTCTTCTCGCATGGGAAACAGGGACGAAGCGTCTGGGGATGGGTATCGTTTCAGAGGCAGAGGGTGTATCCAATTGACAGGCCATGCAAACTATTTTCATGCAGGTCAAGCCTGTGGTGAGGATTTTGTAATGAATCCTGACCTTGTAGCTACGCCTAGATACGCTGCTATGACAGCAGGGTGGTTCTGGAACACCCACAAGCTAAACCAATATGCTGATTCCCAAGATTACAAAACTTTAACAAAAAAGATAAATGGTGGCTTTATAGGGCTTGAAGACCGAGTTAAACACATAAATGAAGCCTTACAAGTCTTAACAAGTTAAATATAATTGTCATAAATACTGTATAAGGTGTTGAAATGCCTAACATTCCTACACCAGAACACGCAGAACTGTTCGCACAAAGTGTCAAAAAGTGGCAACAAGTGCTGAGTTTGGGTGATTGGAGAATTGAGAAAGGCATGAAGCCAGCTAAAGCAGCAATGGCTTCTGTTGAGTTTAATGAGACAGCTAGATTGGCTACCTATCGACTTGGTGACTTTGGTGCTGAACGAATTTCACCAGAGAGCCTAGACAAGACAGCATTACATGAGTTGCTTCATATATTTTTATATGACTTGTTGTGTGTAGCTACAGACCCTAAGTCTTCAGATGAGGAAATAGAGATGCAAGAGCATAGAGTTATCAATCTGCTAGAAAACTTACTCTCTAAGGATTCCAATGGGCGCACATAATGAGACTTGTACCGACATGGAGTTTATCCAGTTATGGGGGCAACTTCAGTCTGCACAAAGAATGGCAGAACACCTTGGAATAAATAATAGGGCAGTCCATTTACGTAGAAGGTGGATTGAAAAAGAATACAACATGACCCTCAATGCAAAAGACCATAGAGGTGATTTGTATAACAAAAACAGACCCAAGTCTTTCTCTCCTTTAAAGCAAGTAGAACTTGGCATACTGGACGGAACAGTTATTGTGTTCTCAGATGCCCACTTTATTCCTAATCAGCGTACAACAGCATTTAAAGGGCTTCTATGGGCTATCCAAGAGTTCAAGCCCAAAGCTATCATCTGTAACGGAGATGCGTTTGATGGTGCGTCTATATCAAGGCATGACGTAACTGAACAACCAGCGACTACTGTTATCCAAGAACTAAAGGCTTGTCAGGGTGCATTGGGTGAGATTGAGGAAGTCGCTAAAGCAGCAAGGCACAATGTAAAGCTACTGTGGACATGGGGAAACCATGACGTTAGGTTTGGCAATCGTTTAGCCCAACATGCACCACAGTTTAAAGAAGTATTGGGGTTTAAGCTAACAGACCACTTCCTTGATTGGGAGTTTTGTTGGGCAGTATGGCCTACCGAGGATGTGATTATTAAGCACCGATATAAAGGTGGTGTTCATGCTACTCACAACAATACAGTAAACGCTGGTGTGTCAATCGTTACTGGACACTTGCATAGCCTAAAAGTCACTCCATTTAACGACTACAACGGAATTAGGTACGGAGTAGATACAGGAACACTTGCTGAGACTGATGGCCCACAATTTACTTATGCTGAACTAAATCCAAGCAACCACAGGTCTGGGTTTGCTATTCTTAATTTCTTCAATGGACAGTTACTATGGCCTGAGTTAGTCCATAAGTTCAATGATGAAAATATGATTCAGTTCAGAGGCGAAGTGATTGACGTAAGTGCCTTTTAATGAGTGCTTGGCTAATTATCTTAACTGGTGGCATCTACGCCTACATTGCTGCTGAACAACTCTACAGAGGAAACCCAAGCATGGCTGTGGTGTATGCAGGGTACGCCTTTTCAAACGTGGGTCTGTACTTATTGGCTAAGTAGTGTCTTTCTGGAAGACTCCATTCGGCAAAAGAATTCCCTTGCGATTCTTAATCTGGTCATAGGCAACTTCCATGCAATCTACTAGCTGAATATCTTGTAAAGCGCAGTAGTTAATAAGGCAGACCATGACATCACCAACAGCGTCAATAACAGCTTCTTTGTCATGTTTAATCGTGGCATCTGCTAGTTCTCCCATCTCTGACATTGCTTTTAGAAGCTGAACTTCTGGTGTGCTGTTAGGAATAATTTTCCTAGCTTCTGACCATTGAATTATCAACATTTCTATTCGTGCGTATGATGACATAACTATCCTTTCGTATTTGCGAATTCGTACCACATAACATAAAAGTCTTTGAGAAAATCAAGACCCTCACCTATCCTTACACACTTACCTAGAACAACTTGGAACACATCTCCAACTTCAGTTTGTTCGTTATCTGTGTTACCGATAATGACTAACACAGTAAATTTAGGCACTTGAGCAAAAGCCTTGAGTAGCAATTGCTGACCAGTAGCCATGTTCTCATTAGGTTTCTTCCACTCTCCGATTAGGAAGTGTCCCTTTCTCTCGCAAATCATGTCTATATTGCTAGGCAAGAAATGCGTATTTTCGGGAATTACCCCTCGGAAATCACGGAAGTCAGTATGAGTTGCATACTGATTTCTCATAGTGGTGAGGGTACTCATTGCTCGTCTGCAAGCCTAAAAAGCCTTTGCACAACTTTCCCCTCGTAATCAGAACGGCACGTCTGAATCGTCAAACGATGCTTTCTTGGGCTTATTTAAAGAAGCGTCAGCGTTCTTATTCTTGATAGACAGGGACATAAACTTAGCCCCATCCTTGCTGACCTTTAGCCAAGCAGATAGCCAATATTCTACGCCATCTACATTTAAGCTGCCTTTGTAATCAGGAAACTTAGCATCGTCTTTGCGGTCATTCTTAAAGAGTGAGCCTCGGTTTGTATTATCGTATTCCATATTTATCCTTTAGCGTTCTTTAACGCACTTCTTACTTTACTAGGAAGCAAAGTCCATAGAGCAACTTTTTGTTCGCTGTCTAAGTTCTCTGCTTCCAACTTCACCCAAGCACTCTTAGGTTCTTCTTTATCACAAAGAGCAATTAACTCCATTGCTAACTCTCTGAGATAATTCTGTTCATCTTCTGGGATGGTATCCATTGCGCCCTGAGTAGGCGTGATGATTATTTTTTCTTCTTTGATGGGCGCAGAAGAATCCAGAGCATCATGCTCAACAATCTCCATTGCTGTGACCCACAGGTAACGTCTGGTGTACGTTTCTACTGCACCAAGGTTCTGGATAGGGTGGCAACCTTTAAGGTTAGCATCTGCCATTGGTGAAGTAATGATGATGTTAGTGCCATCGTCTGTGTCTGTGATGGTCAGGCTTGCTATCTCTGTATCGTAGGACACTACACCACACAGACCAACTTCATTAAAGATTTGGTTAATCGTGGGGATAAAGTCACCAAGTTCAAAGTAACTGTAGCCAGCAAATTTATTGTGACCAGACTTCTTTAAGGGTGCGTTTTGCAACATGATTCGTGCTGCCATTAACTTCTTGTGTACCATTTCAATTTCCTTTACTTAAATATTCTTCAATCATTGCTTCTTTGTCATCATCGTATAAATCCTCGAAAGGTACGAAGTGGTTTTCTCCACAGCATGAGCCAGTTGTTTTAGGCTCTGTGCAGTAACAGCAGTAGTCACCATGCGATAAATCCTTGATTGCGTCTTGTCTTGTAATCATTGGATTCTGCCTACATTCTTAGCCAACAACCATTTGTCTCCTAACTTCAAGACTGACCTAATCCACTTGCGCTGGTTGTACTGGTTAACTTCTTGTGGAACTTCTTTGTTGTTATAAAGTTCTCTTGCTTTGCGTCTTAATTGTTCTGTTTGCATTAGCCTCTCCAAGCCAGTAGTACACCGATACCGCCAAAGATAACGATGGCTAACACACATTCAACTAGTGTCTGAATAATCTTACTTTTCATTTTTTTGCCCATTCTGCTGCTCGTGCATATAAGTTTTCTAAGACTAAACAATAGTAGTCAGCCATTGAATCATTTTGTGCTTTTACATAAGCATCAAACTTTTTTTCAACATAACTAAACGCATGAGTTGGGCCATGCTCAATAAGCATTTCTTTAGCAAAGTCATTGATTGGCTTTAAATTTTTCATCTTGATTTCCTTAAAAATACCCTTTTGCAATTCGCTAGGGCTGACGCAAGTATAGCAAACTAAACAGACTAAACAAGCTATTTATCTAGGTGTTTACCCTAAAAACAACAAATAATTTATTTGCTACAATGTTTAGATGGATAAACAAACCGCTACCACACTTGCTGGCTCACAGAGTGAGCTTGCTCGTATCCTCGGCATAACTAGGGCTGCTGTCTTTCATTGGAAGACAATCCCAAAATTACGCATTTATCAACTAAAAGAACTCAGACCAGAGTGGTTCAAATGACACAAGAAGCAGTTATCAGATGCCTACAAAACGGCCCACTTACATCCTACCAACTAGAGGATTTAACAGGCATACCCAGACTATCTATTGCAGCTTGTTGCACAAAGATGAGTTACAAGAAGAAATTAAAAATTGGAAAAATTAAGATGGGTAGGTCTTGGGTTTCTCAGTACACGTTAGAGCCACACATGATTGAATCTACCAAAGCTGCCAATGATGAGCCTTACGACAAGCTAAATCCTTTCGACATTCGTAATGCCAAGGGTATCTTTAGCAAGGCTGAATATGCGGTTATGAACGCACAAGCTACAAGATTGTTTGGTAAATCGTTTTCAGAAGATATTACAAATAACCAGTTTATTTGATACAATGTTTTGAAACACGGCTAGGTACGAAGTCATGAGCGTACCGAAAAGAGAAGTCTCCCCTCCTGCCGATTGTTTCTTTTTGGGAGAATTGGAACATGAGACAACTATGCACTATTACCAGTTTAATATTGGTGACTACCACAGTCACACCTTGCACCTTTCCGAGATTGAGGACTTGACCTACAGGCGATTGCTTGATTGGTACTACCTACATGAATCTCCAATTCCCCTCGACTTAAATGAAGTAGCTAGACAGATTAGGATGCGTTCGCATAGCGATTGCATTACGACTGTATTGCTAGAATATTTTGAGCGCACTCCAGACGGATGGGTTCACCATCGTGCTGACAAGGAAATTGAGAAGGTTGGCGAGAAATCTACTAAGGCAAGCAAGAGTGCTAAGATTAGATGGGATAAGGTTAAGGATGCGAACGCATTGCCAACGCAATCCGAACGCAATGCTACACAAGACACAGAACACACTACACATAACACAAAAGAAAAGAAGACACTCGGCAAACGCCTCGCTTCTGATTTTAGTTTTCCAAAAGAATGGGAAGAATTCTGTCAAACAGAACGCCCAGAACTTAGCCCTGTTAAAACCTTTGACCAGTTCAAGGATTATTGGATAGCCCAAGCAGGTCAAAAAGGTGTGAAGCTGGATTGGTTTGCTACTTGGCGTAATTGGGTGAGAAGCACTAACGCACCTAAACAAAACCCTGCCGACATTGTGAGGCTCACAGTTCCGAGCAAAAATGAGCCTGACCCTGCGTTAGAAAAGATTAAGGCTGATGCGAAAAAGGCTGCACCAATGCCAGACTTTGTTCGTCAGTTTGCTCAACAAGTGAGAAAAGCATGAACTTTGAATGGCCTACAAATGACTCCAGCAGAATTGGAACACTTCAGAAACTGCGAAGCGAAAGAGTGGATACGCAGGTTCAACCAAAAGAAATTGACGATTGGCTCAAGCAAAGCATTGCTCTGGTGGCAGGGAGTGTGCGTGGACTTGGAACGAATCAGAGGAAAGTCAGATACTTTGCTTTTGAGGGACAGAATGACGAGGTTACGAAATGAGGAGAGCAGCAAGAGTTGATGCTAACCAAGACCAGATAGTTTCTGCCTTGCGTGGTGCAGGTGCATACGTCTGGATTATTGGATTACCAGTTGACCTGCTGGTTGGCTACAAAGGTCACACCTTTCTGGTGGAGATTAAAACGGATTCTAAAAAGCGTTTAACGAAGCTACAAGCCGACTTTTTCGAGAATTGGTCAGGTAGTACCTTGGCAAGAATAGATTGCCCAGAGGCAGCATTAAGAATGATTGGAGTAGTCAAGTGAAAGCACCTTACAAAGCCATCGAATACATCATTGAAAATTCATGCAAATATGCTGAAGCTAAAGCGCAAAGAATCTACCTTGAGGAGTTCCGCAAAACCAAGAAGGCTCTACTGATGAAGGATGCGTTAGCTAGAGGGATAGATTCTGCTGTGGCTCAAGAGCGTGAAGCCTATGCTCACATTGAGTATGCTGATTTGCTCAAGGGGCTAATGATTGCCATTGAGAAAGAAGAAACTTTAAAGTGGATGCTGACTGCTGCCCAGATGAAAGCTGACATTTGGAGAAGTGAGCAAGCAAGTGAGCGTCTTGGCGTAAAAACCACAGAGTAGGTGTAAACACCTAGTAAATACTTTGTTTAGTTTGCTATACTTACGTCAGCCCAAGCAATTCGCAAGGGTACTTTTAAGGATTAAGCAATGAAACTTTACGGAATCAATTTTTTCTGCAATTACAAAACACACTCTGAAGAAATTTGGGCTGTTGGGCGTTATGAGTTGGAGAAGCAAATTTTGGCTCAGTATCCAAAAGCTACTGGCATCTACATTTGGCTCATTTAAGGATTAAGAAAATGAAATACGAATTTGACACAACAACTGGTGAAGGCTCTGTAATCGTTACTGTCGTGATGAGTTGTGAGCGTGACGAAGAAGGCACTTACAACGAGAACATTGATGAAGTCTGGTTTGAAGGACGTAACGTCATGGGCATCTTTACTGACCAACAGTTTAAAGAGTTAGAGATTGAGGGATGTATGCGTCTTGCAAAGCACATCTTGGAACAAGCAGACGAAGCCAAAATAGCAGCTTATGAGTAAGACTTGGAAGTTAATTCTTATTTCACTAGCGACTTTTTGGTCGCTGGTGGTTTACTTCATAAGGGTTTGGTATGAATAGAGAAGACGTTATTCGCATAGCACTAGAAGTTGGCTTTTATGATGATGAAGTTAATAAATGTCAATTGATGCTTGAACGCTTTGCCTATCTGATTGCTCAACAAGAACGTGAGCGTATTGCTAAAAAAATAGAGCAATTACCTTTTGGTGATACTGCTGCTAGTTTTGGTGTTTATGTAAGAGAAGCATGAACAACAGACCCAATAACAGGGAACGACTCCACTTGGCAAAGATTAAAGAAATGCCTTGTGGGGTCTGCAATGCTTCTGGGCCAAGCGATGCACACCATATTGTTCAGCATAATCAATACTTATGTATTCCTTTATGTAAGGATTGCCATCAGGGTAGCTTCAACGGAATACACGGACAGGCTAGGATTTGGAAGGTAATGAAGCTAGACGAGATGGATGTTTTGAATCTAACGCTTGCAAATCTTTTCAGATAGCGCACAATGGACTCACTCAGTTGCCATTGAGACTTTAGAGGGACTTGTTCCCTCTTTTTTTTTGTGAGATAATAAATAAACTCCATAGGGATAACCATGTCTGGTTTACTTGAGCCATCCGTAAAAATTGAGATTGAGATACAACGCCAAGAGAAAAAAGGCGAAGCGTGTCCAGTTGCCACAGGTGACGTAGAAGTCAATCTTGAGTGTCGTCAGAAAGCCATTGACAAGGCTAACTATGGCCCAATGAATCCCAATGAGCCGAGCATGGAATACTGGCGTGACATTTCTAAGGCTTGGAGAATCTCACCTGCACAGGCTAAAAAGTCTCGTTGCGGTAACTGCGCTGCTTTCATTCAAACCCCTAAGATGCTTGCTTGCATTGAATCAGGTCTTGAGATGAACGGCACAGAGATGGATGCTTGGGAAGTCATTGATGCTGGCGACTTAGGCTATTGCGAAGTGTTTGATTTTAAGTGTGCTTCCAAGAGGACTTGTGAGGCATGGATTAGTGGTGGGCCAATAACCGAGGATGAATATGATGGGAACGACAAACCAACAAGCAATGGAAATGATGCAGAAATTGATGCAGAAGAAGACTAAGCCAATGCCTGAGCGTGGTGAGCGTACTGCAAAGAACAAAGCAAAGAAGCCAAAAAAATGAACGGCTTGTACGCAAATATCGCAGCAAAGAAGAAGCGTATCGAGGCTCAAAAGGCTGCTGGGAAAACCCCAGAGCGTATGCGTAAAGTAGGTAGCAAGGGTGCGCCTACTGCTGATGCTTTTAAACAAGCAGCTAAGACTGCTAAGAAGAAATGATTAAACGAGGTTCTGAGCAGTTTTCTGGCTATAACAAGCCCAAAGCTACTCCTAACCATCCCACTAAGTCTCATGCTGTATTGGCTAAGTCTGGTGAGGATGTAAAGCTAATCCGTTTTGGTCAACAAGGGGCTAAAGGCTCACCTGATGGCACAAAGCGTAACGAAGCGTTCAAGGCTCGTCACGCTGAGAACATTGCCAAGGGTAAGATGAGTGCAGCGTATTGGGCTAACAAAGTTAAATGGTGACTAACATGAAAATGACAAAAGCTGGTCAAAAAAAAGTTGGCAAGGTCATGGGTGAGTACAAAGAAGGTACTCTGCACTCAGGTAAAGGCGGTAAGGTTGTAAAGAGCCGTGACCAAGCTATTGCTATTGCTATGGCAGAAGCTGCTAAGAAAATGGGTAGGATGAAGTAATGGCTGAACTTGGCGCATTTTTTGGCAATCCAAGCATACAGCGTCAAGGTGCTAGGGCTAGGGCTTTAGCCTCACAACGTGATGTAAATACATTACCAGACCCACTTACCTATGCTGTCATGCAGGGTTTATTGGGAACTAGACCTGATGAGATGGGGTTTAGTGTTCTTAATCCTGATTACGAAAAGATTAAAAAAGTAGCAGAGCCAGCATTTGCTCTTGGTTTGCTAGGTCAAGCAGCACCTGCATTAGCACCATTGACTAAGGGTTTACCAGTAGGCGCAAGTATTCAAAATGTTGGTGGGCTGCTAGGGAAACGCACTCCATCTCAATTTGTTCCTAATGTGGAAGCTGGTAAGGAAATGATTGTTCACCACAACATTTCACCAGAAAAACTAGCACGAGTAGAAAAAGTAGGCGGTATGCCAGTACCCTCTGTGGCTGTTTCAAATGTAGAGAATCCATTAACTTCTTTTGGAAACATCTCATTGATAGGCGATAAGTCAATGGCTATCCCATCAGCTAAAAATCCTGTGTATGGATTTGACGCTTACACAGCCAGAACACCTGAGATTGATTTTAAATTTGATGCAAAAAGCGTTAAAAATATAGATAACTTCTTTTCAGATGTTGCTAAAAAAATACCAGATGGCGACTACACAGTTGACAGGTTAAAGCAAGATTGGAAATATCGTTTTGATTCTGATATTTACAAGGCAAAGTTTCTTGATGAACAAGGTTTATTACCAAATCGTAATGATTTTGGAAAAGACACTTGGAAATTTAACGAAGAAGTTAGACAACGAATAAGAGATTTAAAACCAGAATTTGAAAGCTGGTCTGCAAATATGGATAACACATTAGCTGAAGCTGGTGTAACTCCAACAGAACGAATCTTTAAAGGTTATACAGATTCTGGTAACAGACGCTATGCAGATGCAACATTAGACAATCTTGTAAAAGAGATGAAAGGTGGTGCTGGCGCAGAAGGCTTCTTCTATGGAGTAGGGAACATTCGTGCTGTAGCTACACCTAAGTTTAAAAACTTTGAGCAAGTAAAGGCTGCACGAGAAAACATTGTTTCGTCTAAAGACTTTGAGCCAGTTAAAAAGAAAATAAATGAAGCGTTTGAAGACTTAACCGATAGGATGAGAAACCTAGAGGGCAATAACAATTACGCATATAAGCCAGAAGACGCTTTATATGAACTAGGTCAAGTCAAGAATGTTAACTTTTTAGACAAGATTTATAAGGATGTTCCAGAGGCATTAAAGGCAGACGTTCAGATTTTTATGAACAAAGTCAAATCAATGCCTACTGAATACTTTGAGATTAAGCCTCAAAGAGCCGTACAGGTAAGTGAGTTTGAAGGTGCTATTGTTCCTAAAGATGCGCCTCAGAAGTCTATTGACTATCTGAAAAGCCAAGGGATTGATAAGATTTACTTTTACGAAACTCCAGAAGAACGGACACAACTATTCAAACAGTTTGGCGATAAGATGTTTGCTGCACCAGCGTTACCTTTGGGTGCAACTGGTTTGCTAGACGAAGAAAAGCGTAAAGAAATTCAAAGCCTGTTAGAATAAAGTATTACTTAACCTTGACCAACCCTAGAGGAGTCAAACAAAATGGCACAAGTCGGAAGACCAATAAACAAACTTCATCAGGAAGATGTACGCAAAAAGATTCAAGTAAGTCAATTACTAAATGTTTTGCAAAATCATGCACTTGGTGAAACTGAGGAGTTAAGTCCTACAAGGATGAAGGCTATTGAGATACTATTGCGTAAATCAATGCCTGACATGGCTTCAGTAACCATAAGTGGTGACTCAGACCAACCACTTCAGCACATCGTTACATGGGCGAAGTAATCGAAATTCCCTATAAGCCAAGGGAACATCAACTAAAGGTTCACGAGTTACTGGAAGGCAAACGCTTTGCAGTAGTAGTTGCACATCGAAGGTTTGGTAAGACTGTTGCAGCACTTAACCACTTAATCCGTGAGGCGGTGCTAAACGAGAAAGAAACACCCAGATACGCTTACATTGCGCCTACCTATGGACAGGCAAAGCGTGTAGCTTGGGACTATCTCGTTAAGTACACTACTCCGCTAGGCGGTACTAACAACATCTCAGAGTTACGAGTTGACTTCTGGGGTAGGCGTATTCAGCTATATGGCTCAGACAATCCTGATTCCCTGCGAGGTCAATACTTTGATGGGGTAATCATTGATGAGGTGGGTGACCAGAATCCTAAGATATGGACAGACATTGTTAGACCAGCCCTGACAGACAGAAAAGGCTGGTGCTTATTCATTGGTACACCAAAGGGACACAACCACTTCAAAGAACTGCGAGACAGGGCAGAGAAAGAGGATGGATGGGGTTTGCTTGAGTTCAAAGCCTCAGAGACAGGGGTAGTGGATGAGGTAGAACTAAAGGCTGCTCGTAATGAGATGGGTGAGGATAAGTACCGCCAAGAGTTTGAGTGTAGCTTTGATGCTGCTGTAGAAGGCTCTTACTACGGAACTATCCTCAATGAACTGGAAGACAAGAAGCATATGCAAGAGATTCCCAGAGAGGAACTAAGCAGAACATTTACTGCTTGGGACTTGGGAATGGGTGACTCAACGTCTATCTGGGTGGCTCAGTTAGTGGGTACTGAGGTGCGACTAATCGACTATTACGAGAATCACGGAGTTGGACTAGACCACTACGTTAAGTGGATTAAAGACAACGACTATCTAAAATCAGAGCATATTTTGCCCCATGACGTAAGAGTTAGGGAGTTAGGCACAGGTAAGAGCAGAATGGAAATGCTTGAGGAAGCTGGACTAGAGGTCAAGATTGCACCCAGAATGGGACTAGATGATGGCATCCAAGCGGTAAGAAGGTTGCTGCCAAGGTGCTGGTTTAATGTTCCACAGGTACAGAATGGCTTGAATTGCCTGAGAAACTACCGCAGAGACTACGATGAGAAGCGTAAGATATTCTTTGAAAGACCACTACACGATTGGTCTTCTCATGGCTCTGACTCTTTCCGCTACTTAGCCCTTGGATTGGATGAAGGACATTCAACGTGGTCTAAGCCTATTAACAAACTACCGAAATGGATTGTCTGATGTATATAACAATGCAAGGTGTAAATTTAGCACCTAAAGTAAAAGAACTTGAAAAGCGTATCGAAATGCTTGAAAATATGGTAAAAGAGTTACAATTGGACAAACCCAGAATGGGACGCCCTCCAAAGGACAAGCATGGCACAGAACGAGTTAATGTCGATAATCCAAGCAGAGATTGATGATGCAATTGGATTTATTGAAAGCGAAACTGTTGAACAACGCAAACAGGCTCTGGAGGCTTATCTACGACAGCCATATGGTAATGAAGTTGAGGGTAAGTCTCAAATCGTTACTGGAGAAGTGGCAGAAGCGATAGATGGTGCGCTACCTAGCTTAGTTCGTATCTTTACAGGCTCAGACAATATCGTAGTCTTTGAGCCACAAGGCCCGAGAGATGAAGCCTCTGCAAAACAGGCCACAGACTACTGTAATTGGGTATTTAATCGTGATAACGCTGGTGTAGCCATTCTGCATGATTGGTTCAAAGATGCCTTGATGCAGAAGAACGGCATTGTTAAAGCGTATTGGGAAGACAAAGAAGACATTACTAAAGAGCGTTATTTTGACTTGTCTAACGATGAGTTAGCAATGCTGATGAGTGATGAGACTATGGAGATTGTTGAGCAAGATACGACAGATTTCCCAATTATTGACCCAATGGGGCAGCCAGTTATAGACCCGATGGGTATGCCTGTGATGGGTTCTACACATAACGTAGTTGTCCAACAAAAGAAAAAGTCAGGCAAAGTAACGATTGAGAATGTTCCTCCAGAGGAGTTCTTGATTAGCAAGAAGGCTAGAACTATTGCTGATAGCCCATTCGTAGCCCACAGGCAGATGTTGACTCGTAGTGACTTGGTTGCTATGGGTTTCAATAAAAAGCAAATTGAAGGCTTGCAGATGGGTGATGCTTTGGCATACACACCAGAGCGTGTGGCTCGTTACGCAGCAGGTGAGCAACCTTACCAAACACAGACAGATGACCCATCAATGCAAGAGATTGAGGTCTTTGAGTGTTATGTCAAAACTGATATGAACGGAAAGGGCATTGCTGCTCTGACTCAAGTCTTCTACGCTTCTAATGAGATTCTGCAAGATGAAGGTGGTAAGGAAATGGTTGAGGAAGTGGACTACGTTCCTTTCCACTCAATCTGTCCTATTCCAATTCCGCACAAGTTCTTTGGTAACTCGTTAGCTGACAGAACAGTTGACCTACAGTTAATCAAGACCACTATCACTCGTCAGATGTTGGATAACTTATATCTGACAAACAATGCACGAGTTGTTGCTGTGGAAGGTCAAGTAAACCTTGATGACTTGCTGACTTCTACTGCTGGTGGTGTTATTCGTGCTAAGTCACAAGGTGCTGTTCAACAGTTAGTTGTTCAGAACGTGGCTAATCAGGCTTTCCCAATGCTTCAGTATCTGGACACAGTACAGTCTAAGCGTACTGGTGTGTCTGATGCTTCACAGGGCTTAGACCCTGCCATCTTGCAGAACGTGACTGCTGCTGCGGTAGCCTCCATGCAACAAGCTGGCGCAGGTAAGATTGAACTGATGGCTCGAATCTTTGCTGAGACAGGTGTTAAGTCTTTGTTCCAAGGCATTTTGCACTTGCTCTGTAAGTATCAGGACAAGGCTCGTATGGTGCGTATGCGTGGTGAGTTCGTAGAGTTTGACCCTAGAACATGGGCTAACCAATACGATGTTTCTATCAACGTAGGTTTGGGTGCTGGTAACCGACAAGAGCAGATGGCTATGTTGTCTATGGTTCTTGCTAAACAAGAGCAGTTGATTGCTCAGTACGGCCCTGCTAATCCTTACGTTTCACCTGCTCAGTATCGTGGCACATTGGGACGCATGGTTGAGATTGCTGGCTTTAAAGATAGTGCTGAGTTCTACAAGGCGATTACGCCAGAGCAAGACCAGATGCTCTCTAATCCTCCTCCACAGCAACAGCAGATGCCTCCAGAAGTGCAAGCAATTATGGCTCGAACACAGGCTGAGATACAGGCTAACCAAGCCAAAGCACAGGCTGACATTCAGTTGAAACAACAACAGATGCAGATTGATACAGAGATGGCGCAACAGAAGGCTGCTGTTGAAATGCAGATGATGCGTGAGAAAGAGGCTGCTAAGTTGCAATTAGAGCGTGAGAAACAACAGGCTTACTTTGCTATGAAGCAACAAGAGTTTGAAGCAGAAGCCCAATTGAAAGCGATGAAGATTGGTGCTGGCATTACATCTAACGTAGAGATTAGGGGTTAATCATGGCTACAGCACCAGCATATTTTTCAGACCAGTTAGTTAAAGAGTTTATTGACAAAGAGTTTGCAGGTAAAACTGGTGACGCTTTATATCAAGCAGTTGCTAATGAAGCGGTAAATAGAGGTGTTTCAGCAGAGCAACTTGGGCGTGTGCTTGGGTTTGATACTTCTGCTGTTAATCAATACGCTACCAACATTGGTAAGCCACTTGTTGCAGAAGCAAAAGTTTTAGATACAGTTATTGATAACGCATATAACCAACAGTTTGGGCGTGATGCTACAACAGCAGAAAAAGCAAATGCTATCACTTACCTAACAACTGGCGGTAA